AGCTGCTCGCCATAGCGTCGCGCAGGTCAGCGCCGCAGGTCAGCACCGCGCAGGTCGGCATATCTGAGGATGGCATATCTGAGGTCGGCATCGCTCAGGTCGGCATATCTGAGGTCGGCATCGCTCAGGTCGGCATATCTGAGGATGGCATCGCTCAGGTCGGCATATCTGAGGTTGGCACCGCGCAGGTCGGCACCGCGCAGGGCGGCACCGCGCAGGGCGGCACCGCGCAGGTCGGCACCGCGCAGGTCGGCACCGCGCAGGGCGGCATCGCTCAGGATGGCACCGCGCAGGTCGGCATATCTCAGGTCGGCACGGCGCAGGTCGGCACCGCGCAGGTAGGTGTCGCTCAGGTCATACCCCACCAGCACCAGCTGCTCCCCGCCATCCTCGCCCCGCAGCCATTTTCCGTGGGCTTCGATCCTGGCGTGCAGGTCAGCGTCTGTGATTTGCTGCTCCGCATACATCGCGGCTACTAGATGTTTATGGCTCATGTCTTTCTCCTTTCTCTTCGCCGGGCGGGATGCCCGGCGTGTGCCTGATTGCCTCAGTAGGGGCAGCTGCGCGCTATTTCGTCGCGCAGCTCCTCGGTGTGGCTGGGCCGGCGCCGGAGGCGCCTCCCCGGCTACGCTAAATCAGATTTCCCGTCGATGTCGCACTGCAGGCAAGGGGCGCAGCATGGCGCGCCAGCGCATCAGCTCGTCCGGGTCGACACCGGGGCACTCGCCCCGGTAGGCGGCGCCGAGGCAGTGGTCGGCAGCGGCGGTGAGCACGATATCATGCGGGATCTGGCGCCAGTAATCCTCCGTGCCACCGGCCTCGTCGCCATGTGTTTCCCACACCCACCATTCGCCATCCGCGCCGCGCGCGAATAGGTCGTCGATATCAAGTCCTGGCGACCCGAACTTGCACAGCTCCTCATGGAGCTGCTCCCGCCAATCGGAGTCGCGGCAACTGATCCGACGACCGTCGTAGGGCTCAATTTCAGCGAAGTTCTGGCATCCACCATCTGCCAGGCGCCATCCAATATGCGGCCATGTATCCGGTAGGACGCCCCGCCGCGCCAGCTCGGCGATCACCTGTCCGATCGATGACGCCAGCAGGAACTCCGCCGGCGGGCGTCCGTAGCCCGGGTCGCCTGGCCGGTGGTGGTCGATGTGCCGGTCCATATCCGTGCCGCGCGTGAATAGGTCATCGAGGTCGAGCCCTGGCGACCCTGCAATCGGCGGCCGGCAGCACTCGACTGTCCAGGCGCCATCGGGGGCAGTCGCCTCATAGGCGTTGCCCGGATGGACTCGCTTACCGTCCACCATCGCGTACCGCACGGTCTGTCCGGCCGCGCGGAGCAGGTCGCCCGTCACTTCCATCTCGGTGTCACTCGCCCCGAGGTACCATAGGTCTTCGTCGCTCATGTCAAATGCCTCCTACTCGTATGTGATGAAATCAGTATGGGCAGCTGCGCGCTATTTCGTCGCACAGCTCGTCGGCGTGATCTCGGCGTGGCTGGGCCGCCGCCTCCCCGGCGGCGCGAGCCGCGGCCGTCGCGGCATCCTCGCGCTCCTGCGCCAGGCGTAAGCGTTCCTTGGCTGCCGCGAGGGCTTCTACGGCCGCCGCATGAGCTGCGGCACACTCCGCGGCCCATTCAGCCGGCGCCTCCGGCGCCTCCCCGGCTACGCTGCACCAATCCGTAGTGTCGTAGTAGCCGGCCTCATGGCGATCGTCGGGGCCGCCGCCGAAGTGGACCTGCGTCGCGCCCAGCTTCTCGCGCACGGCGCGGGTAGTGCGGGGAGTCCAGGTCCAGTGGACCCGGAGACCGGGTCCGATATCGTCGGTCAGCTCGATGCACTCGGCCGCGTCGAGCGCCGCGCGCGCAGCATCGCGCGCCGACATCGCGGCGAGCGTCGCGCACACTAGGGCGTCGCATCCCTGCGCCCGCCGAGAGGCCGATGAGGCCTCCCATCGGGCTTTTTCGGCCGCCTCCTCGGCCGCCTCGATGGCCGATGAGGCCGCCATCGCCTCGCGCCACCACCGCGCGTGCGCGGCGATGGTGGAGGCATCGAGTGACTCCCACGCCGCACTCAGTGCGGCGCGAGCGCTCTCTGGCATGTGCTCGCCGAGAGGCACGGCGCCGAGAGCGGCCTTGAGCGCCGCCACGAAGGCGGCCTCTCGCTCGCGCTCGGCATCCTGCGCGCAGCGAGTGCACGCACCGGGGTCGTGGCGCACACGAATGAACAGTATCCCTCTTCGCGGGTCGGAGGGTTTCGTGTCGTGCTCGCAGTCGAGCACGACGACCTGATGGCCGGCCTCGGCGCCGGCCAGGTCACTGTTGCGGGCCGGCGCGCACAGCTTGCGCGGCCGGCCCACTCCGGGGACGGGTTCGTCGAGGCGCAGGGTGTAGCCCCGCGCCCCGGATTCGATGGTGGCGGTCATGCCGCCCTCCACGTCAGGAGGGTGCGCCCGCCCGGGCGCGCCGTCAGGCGCACCCGGAAGCCGGCATCCCTCAGGGCGCGCGCGTAATCGCGCGCGTCCCTTCGGTCGCACTCGTACCCGCCGGCGCGGGGGTCGCGCGCGACGGTGGTGATGTCGGTGATGTCGGTCTTGACCATGCCGTGCTCCTTTCTCTCGAGGGGGAAGATATCGGTCGGCCCCCGCATGGCAGGGGCCGCGCCGACAGGTTCGTGCGTGCGTGCGGTAGTCCGGCGCGGTCTCGCGGCCCCGTCTCAGGGGGCGTCCCCGCTCACGGCCCCGGTGGCCGCTGGTCGCTGTGTCGCGCGTCGTGCGCTCGACTGCCAGAGCCTATGTGAGTCGCCCTGGCCGGCTGCCGCGCTTTGTCTATGCCCCCGCACGAGTGCATAGGCTTGGCGCTCCCTGGCAGCCTTCCCGCGTTGCCGACTTTCGTCGAGCTGGCCCTTCCGGGCCGGCGTCCCCAGGACTTTAACCTGGGCCTCAGCGGTTCCCCCTTTCACGCTATACAGCCGGAGCTGAGTGGGTTTGCGCTCGCCCTGGTGACTGTTGAGGTCGCGGCGAGGTGAATCATTATGCATACCTGGGTATGCGATGTCAAACACCCTAATAAATCAATGACTTGCAACAGTACACGAGGATGAGCAAAGACACAGAAACAGAGGTAGCCGGGGTGCAAGTGCTTGAAAACGCTCAGGAAAATGGTTCCGAGGTGAGCACTCGACCACCGAAAACTCGGAGAAAGGGCCGCCCCAAGAAAGGCGAGGAACCCAACTGGGCGGCCATCGAGCGCGACTATGAGGATGCGCTAAAAGAACTCCTGGCGCGCGAGGCCGAGGTATGAGCTACCAGTATCTGCAGGCAGATCCCGGCTACGCGGTCCTGGTGCCCCTGCGCCACGCGGGCACCGTGGTCGCGGTCGAGCAGTCTCCGGTCATCGCCTGGGCGGTGAGGGAGTGCGAGGAAAGCACGGTGATACACCCGGTGTCGCTGGCGAGGGAATCGCGGTGGGTCTTGGATCCGCGCGGCGCCGTGCACGATCTTGAGACGGGCGCCTGCTATCTCCAGAGCTGGAGCTGGATGCTGGCTGTGGTGAGAGCTGAAACCGTCCCCGTCGTCGCGGATGAGCAAGAAGCGCGGCGGCACTAGGAAAATCAAGGACTTAGCGCGGCTCAGACGTAAGAGCGCCTCAGCCGGTATAATCTCGCGTATAGGAGGCGCTCGAGATGATTGAGAAAATCGCACCGTATCAAGTGTCGTCTGCGGCAATACCAGACCGGTGCGCCGAGCTGGCACGACACAGCATGACCGACCTGCTGCGCAGCGCGCAGTATTTCGCGGCGATGCCAGAGCTGTCCTGGCCAGAGCCCAGCCAGGAGCTGCGGGATCTCGTCCGCCGCCTAGAGACCGAGGCTGACCTGTACGAGGTGCGCATGGAGCTGGCCGAGCCGGGCTTGGCCGAGTACCGGTGGGGGCCGCGTGGGCAGCGCACCCGCGCTCAGCGCTTGCGGCGGCTGGTCGATCTGGTACGGATCGCATATGAGTGAGGTAGTGATATGCCACGCATGAGCATCTGGGCGTCAGTGGCTGCGGTACTGGTGGCGGCGGTGGCTGCGATGGCGCCGCATCAGTTGCCGCTGCTGGTCTATAAGCTCGCGGCCGCCACGCTGGCGGCGACGGCCGGATACTGGGTTGATCGGGGGATATTTCCGTATGCTCGCCCGCACATCACACCGATAGGGCTAGTGCAGGGGCTGCTGATGCTGAGGCGGGCTATCATCGTGCTGGCGGTGGTGCTCGGCGTGTGTTTGGGGCTGTAGCCGCATGTTGTTGATACGCTCGGGTCTCCGCGCATCGACGCGTGCGCTGCTGTTGTATTTGTTAGTGTTTTCAACGACATACGCTTCAGAGCCGCCGCTTGAAGCGCGCCGCTATCAGCGCACGCTGACGCGGGAGGCGCACGCGGGTATGGGCCTCGAGGCGCCGGTCGCCGCCCTCGCGGGGCAGGTGGCGCAAGAATCGAGCTGGGATCCGCGTGCGCTCTCGCGCGTCGGCGCACGCGGGTTGGCGCAGGTGATGCCGGCGACGGCGACATGGCTAGCTGAGATCTACCCAGCGCTCAGCGATGCGCAGCCCGAGAATCCCGCGTGGGCGCTGCGAGCGCTCGTGTACTATGATCGCTGGCTGCTACCGCGTATATGGGGGCGTACGGAGTGCGACCGATGGTGGGCGGTGCTGCGCTCCTACAACGGCGGTCTGGGGCACTGGCGTGCGGAGGCACGGGCGGCCGCAGACCGCGAGGAGCGCGCGTGTGTCGATGCGCACTGCGGCGCGGGTCGACGCGCTGTGGTGCATTGCAGCGAGAATCTGGCCTATCCGCGTCGAATCTTGTACGTGCGGCAGCATCGCTATCGCGCGTGGGGACCTGTTGTGGCGTGTGAGGGGCCATGATCCCGCTGGGGCTGGCATCGGCCATCGGCTGGAGGGGCGCTGCCGCCATCGGCCTGGGTGTGCTCGCCGGCGTGCTGTGGCTGCAGCTGCAGTGGGCGCAGGCCTCGGCTACTCGTGCCAAGGCGCAGGCCGCCGAGCAGACCGAGCGCGCCGACCGCCTGTCGCGCCAGCTCACGGACTCCATCGCTGATACGCAGCTGGCGGAATCCGCCAACCGCGCACTGCGGACCGCCCTGGAGGCCCAGCACGCGCGCATCGAGGGGCTGATGGCCGAGGCGGAGGCGCAGGCACAAGCCGCCCAGGAGCGCATAGAGGCGGCCGAGAGGGCCCGCAGGGCCGCCGTCGCCGCCTCCGACCGCGAGCGTCGGGCACGCCCCGATGTGCCGCCGGCGGCAGAGATGAGCGCCATCCTGCGCGATGCCTTCGAGGCGGCCCGGTGAGGTGGCTGCTGTTGCTGGCACTGGCACTGGCACTGGCCGGCTGCCAGAGCGACCCCGTGCGCCCGCTGGTGATCTCGGAGCCCGTAGAGGTCCAGGTGCCGGTGCCGGTGCGGATGCCACCACCGGAGCAGTGCACGCGTGAGGTCGCCCCGCCGGATACGCCGCTGCTGGAGGCCAGCGACCCGCGCGCAGTGTATGGCACGACGCGGGAGGGACTGGAGGGGCTGCTGGACTGGGTCCGGGAAGTGGGGCATCGGCAATCGGCCTGCAGAGGAGATTAAGATGAGCGAGTACAAGGCAGTCGGCGTGGGGATGCTGCTCGGCGTGTTCCTGTTCATGTCGCTGCTCGGGGTACTGGCCCGCTGGGCGCAGGCTGAGAGCCAGGAGCGAGGCACGTGCTCGGTGGCGAGCTACTACGTGGCTCGGGCGGCAGCGGCCAAGCTCGCCGGCTATTCGTATGAAGGGTATCTGCAGGTCGAGGCGCCGCGCTACGAGCTGGATCCGGCATCGACGACCATCGAGGAGTACATCACGCTGTCTGTCGAAGCGCAGATGGTCACCGCCGGTGCCGCGTTTGTCTGGGCGTGGCGCGACTGCCTGGATGCGACGGGCCCCTGCGAGCCGCCGCCGGCGACGGTGGACGGCTACAGCGACCGCTACTATGGGATCTGCCTGGCCCAACTGCTGGCTGAAAAGTCGTAGTGGCCGACCCCTGGGATACAGTCGATGGCATGGACCGGCGGGTGCGCCCCTGTGGGCGCCGGGACCGGGACAGCGCGCTGCACGATGTGCGCGAGCGGATGGCCGAGATCGATTTGCGTCTATCCATGGTCGAGGCCAGACTTGCGGAAAACGCGGCAGCGCTGCGCTCGCTGGGCGAACCTATCAGCGCGGTGGCGGGCGCCTTCGCCTGGCTGCGCGCCTTCGGCGCCGCTTATCGTACGATAATGGCGCCTGTGTGCTACGTCCTGGCACATGCTCGGCGCTCTATCATCTGGGTCGGCGGCATCGCTGCTGCGATAGCTGCCTGTATCCAGCTCGCTCGGGTCATGGCGCCCGGAACCTTAGATCGGATCCTCGGAGGGTGACGAGACCATGGCTGAAAAACGCGCACGGGTGCGACGCGCAGAAGATAAGCAGGAAGGCTGCGCTTTCGGAGAGATACTGGATACAGGTTTCGGCGCGTTGATCACGCGGGTGGGCGACTTGGAAGCCAACGCGATTGAATACATGGCTGCTGTACGCGAGCTGCAGGCGCAGATGCATAACATATCGGGAAAAAGCGCCCATATCGAGACTACGCTCGCGAGGGTGGAGAGCGCGAGTGACCGTGTCGAGGGTAAGCTCGATGCGATTATGGGCAACCTGAAAGCGCTTGTGATCTCGGCAGATGCTTTTTCGCGCAAGCAATGATGGCCGAAACGGACGATAAGCCCAAAAGGCGCCGCAGGAACAAGCCTGTCGGACTGGCGCGAGCGGGTTTCTGCCAGGAGACACAGGATGCGATTTGCGAGGCGATTGCCGAAAATCCGAACTTGGAAGCGCTGTGTCGAGACCCCAGAATGCCGCCGCGCCGGCAGATCGAGCGGGAGATGGACCGTGATGAAGCTTTCAGGGCGCGGTTCCGAATGCATCGAATGGTGGGGTATATGCGCCTGGCGGATGAGATACTGGAGCTAAGTGATGGCCCGTGCGCCAACATTACGCAGGTAAATCAGCGCCGCCTGCAAGTCGATACGCGCAAGTGGTTGCTGAGCAAGACGCTGCCGCGAATATTTGGAGAAAAGGTGCTGGTCGGCTCGGACCCGGATAATCCGCCGCCGCCGCAGACAGACATACAGCGCGACTATGAAGAACTCCGGCAAAAATTTCAGGCGAAACTCGCGGCTCTTAACCGAGAATGAGTGCGTAGAGCTGCATGTTGCGCCCTACGCGCGCATTCTGGATTTGTGGGAGCAGCTGGAGCGCAACGGCGTTATGCGCGCCGATTTGGGGCGCTGCGACCGCTACTATTTGCTCGTGAAGCTGCTGAGGCGGTTCGACGCGCTGCACCCGTGGCTGTACGAACAGTGCCGTGAGGTGGAGCGTAGTCCGGATGGGCACCTGGATCTGTGGGCACGCGAGCACTATAAATCTACCATCATCACCTTCGCGGGCTCGATTCAAGAGATTGTGCGCGACCCGGAGATCACGATTGGCATCTTTTCGCATGTGAAGTCGATATCTCGCGATTTTGTAGCGCAGATCAAGCGCGAGTTCGAAGGAAATGCGCACCTCAAGGCGACGTATCCCGATGTACTGTGGGATAACCCGCAGCGGGAGGCACCTTCGTGGTCTGTTGACAACGGGCTTATCGTGCGCCGTCAGAGCAACCCAAAAGAATGCACCGTGGAGGGCCATGGGTTGGTTGATGGGCAGCCCACAGCCATGCATTTCAAGCTGCTCATCTACGATGATGTCGTTACGCGTGAGTCGGTAACCACGCCGGAGCAGGTGAAAAAGACCACCGAAGCATGGTCGCTGTCGGACAATCTCGGTGCTGCGAGCGGCGCTGATGGTACGGCGCGCAAGTGGCACATTGGTACGCGCTATTCATTTGCAGATACGTATCAGCACATGCTGTCCAATAAGATCCTGGTCCCCAGGATCAAGCCGGCGACGGCCGACGGCACGCGCGACGGCAAACCGGTGCTTTTGTCGGCCAAAGCGTGGGCGGAAAAGAAAAAGAACCAGGTCAGCTCAATTTTGGCAGCGCAAATGCTGCAGAATCCGGCGGCTGGCAACGAAGCGCTGTTCGACCGCGAGTGGCTGCGATTCGCAGATATCCGCCCGGAGACGGTCAACGTGTACATCATGGTCGATCCCGCATCGTCGCAAAAAAAAGGCAGCGACAATACGGCAATAGCTGTGGTGCTGGTCGGCGCTGGCGGTGTCAAGCTGCTAGTGGATGGCTACTATCACAAAATGCGCCTGGCCGAACGGTGGAGGCGGCTGCGGGATTTGTACGCAACCTGGTCGCGGATGCGCGGTGTCCAAACCATAAATGTTGGCTATGAGCGCTACGGGTCCATGGCGGATTTGGATTACTTTGAGGAGCAGATGCAAGTACCCGGAGTGGTGGGCTTTCCCATTCGCGAGCTGGCCTGGCCACGAGGAGGTGAGGTAACCAAGTACGACCGCGTGCAGCGCCTGGAGCCAGATTTTCGCAATGGGCGTATTTATCTGGTCGGCAAGTACGAAGGTGATACCGCGAATCAGCGGCGTATGCGGGCCGAAGGCCAGCCGTGGCGGACCTTGAAACCGGTGAAGCGCTACGATCATGAGCGCCAGATATACGCACTCAATAAGGTGTTTCTGGACGAATATCTGTCCTACCCGTTTTCGGTACACGACGATTTTTTGGATGCGCTGAGTCGCATCTACGATATGGACCCGGCCGAGCCGATGATCGTGCACCAGCGCGATTTGGAACCCGAGGTGGCGTGATGGCGCAAGATCCAAAAACCGTGGTACGCGTAAGCCAACGCAATTTCCAGTCGATCGTCAAGCAGGCGGATGCCGAGGATGGTCCTCGGAATTTGCCTGCGCGCGAGCGCGCATATGATTTCTCGAATGGGCGCGTGTTTTACCAGCCACGCGATTTGTACCGCGATGAAGCGTAAAGCCGTTGTCGCCGCGCTGCATGTACCTGAGAGTCGATACGGCGATTACGAGGCACTGCCTGCGGTCGTGCAAGCGCTGATCGCTCCGCGTGAATGGCTGTGGCTGTCGGATGTGGAAAAAGCGCGGTTTTCTCGTGAATGCACCGAGCCGGAAGTACTGTGATGCCGAGCAAGAGCCCCAAACAAGCGCGATTGATGGCAGCCTGCGCCCACGGCGCCAAATACGCCAAATGCCCGCCGAAGAAGGTGGCAAAAAAGTTCAGCAAGGCCGATGCGCTGCGCGATGGATTCACCCGAAAGAGGTTCAAGGCATGAGCAACATCGTTACTGAAAACCCGCAGCTGCGCGCCAACGAGCTGGTGCGGGCCAAACAGATGGCCGATACGCTGCATAAGCACTATCCCGACCATCTGTGGGCGGTGACGTGTGATGACTACCAGGGAATCGTAACCGTGCGAAACATGTCGCTGAGCGGTGCATGGGGCTTTGTGCTGAAAAGCGACAGCATGTACAGCGCTTCTCACTTTGACAAAGAAGTCATGCGCGCCGGCGGAGAGCTGCTCGAGCGGTACCGGGTACATCGGGGCCGCGCCGAGCACGACGAACTGGCTGCGCTGCCCGCTGACCGGAGCGGGCGACTGGTGTTTCAGCGCTGATGGATGACATCGGACAGGATTGGCTTGCGCTCGCGCGCAACGCATTTCGTGGTTCGACGACATATTTTGATTCATCGATTCGTCGACAGATTGAACAAGATCTGCGGCAGTTCCAGTCGGAGCATCCGCTGGGCTCGAAGTACATGCACGATGCATATCGCTTGCGGTCGCGGCTTTTCCGCCCCAAAACACGGGGATCTATTCGAAAGAACGAGGCGGTTGCAGCAGAGGCGCTTTTCGCGACGCAAGACGTGCTGACTATCAAAGCGCAAAACGAAAGCGACCTCGTCAACCGCGCTTCTGCCGCCCTCTGGCAGGAGGTCATGCAGCACAGATTGACGAAGACGATTCCGTGGTTCCTGATTTCGCTCGGCGCGTACCAGGAAGCGCAGGCAGTCGGCGTTGTTTGCTCGCATCAAAGCTGGGATTTCAATCCCGCCAAACGCAAGGATGGTCCGCAGATCGAGCTGATTCCGCCGGAGAATCTGCGCATCGACCCCGGCGCAAAATGGTACGACCCGATCAACAGCAGCCCTTACGTGATCCACATGATGCCGATGTACGTCAAAGATGTGCGAGCGCGCATGGCGCCGAAACGGGATGCGAACGGCGAACTCACACAAGCACCCTGGAAGGAAATAGCGTCCGAGAAGCTGCTCAAGGCTACAGCGCCCTACGCGGACTCCACCCGTCAGATCCGGGAAGGGCCGCAGCGCCAAGATCCGAAAGGCTCAGAAACTACAACGCTGACCGACTTTACCATCGTGTGGGTGCACCGCAATATCATTGAAATAGATGGAATCGATCTCGTTTTCTACACGCTGGCGGATATCGAACTCCTCTCCGAGCCAGCTCCGCTGACAGAAGAAATTTTCCACGGCGGCCGCCCGTATGTGATGGGTTTCTGCGCTTTGGAAGCGCACAAGCTGTATCCGGGCGGTGTGTCAAGGCTCACGAAGGATACCCAGGTCGAGATAAACGACGTGGCGAACCTGCGCCTGGACAATGTGCGATTCGTCTTGAACAAACGCTATTTCGTACAGCGCAATACAGGGGTGGATTTGCGGGCGCTGACGCGCAACGCGCCGGGGTCGGCGGTGCTCATGGACGACCCTGGAACCAATGGCAACGTGCGCGTGGTGGATTACCACGATGTCACGGGGTCGGCATATCAAGAGCAAGATCGCCTGAATATTGATTTTGATGAAATTGCGGGTGCTTTTTCGCCGGCGTCGGTGCAGTCGAATCGACGCCTGAACGAAACGGTCGGCGGAATGAATATTCTGACCAAAAACGCGAATCAGGTTCAGGCGTATCAGCTGAAAACGTGGGTCGAGACGTGGGCAGAGCCCGTGCTGAGGCAGATACTTTTGCTGGAGCAACACTACGAATCTGACATGAAAATACTGGCGCTGGCCGGTGAGAAGGCGCGGTTGGTACAGAAGTTCGGTATGGATACGCTCACCGACCAACTGCTGATGAGTGAGCTGACTTTGAGCGTCGGCGTCGGCATGGGTGCAACCAATCCGGCAGAGATAATCGACGCGTTCCTGACGGCTTTGCAAACACTGCGTGAGCTGCTGTCGGATGGCGTTTTGGAACAACGCGGCCTGGTGCTCGACGAAGTCGTCGCAGAAGTGTTCGGGAAACTGGGTTATAGCGATGGCAAGCGGTTCTTCGACACTTCAGCGGGCGATATGCGCACTACAACGATGCAGAACATGATCGCCGACCTCCAGCAACGCCTGGAAGCCAAGCAGCCGCCGGACCTGATCCAGGCGCAGATCCGCAAGCTGGAGGCGGAAATCCGCGCTATGGAACCCAAGGCGCGCAAAGAAGATGCCGCCGCCACCAAATCGCTGGTCGAGGCATCCTACTCGGCCATGCAGGCAGGGCAGGTCGCGGCCGAAGTACCTCAGGTCGCACCAGTGGCCGATGGCATCGTGCAATGGGCATCGGGGCAAGAGGATGAAGATGAGTTTTTCATACCCGAAACGGCCGGTATTGCGTCTGGAATGCCGAGTTCTCCGCTTGTAGATCCGCGCACTGGTATTGGAGCAAAACAACCGACTGCCGGCGTGGGCGAAGCCGCCGGCATTGAAACACCGCGCGCCGACGGAGTATTGCAATGAGCGAAAACGAAGACGCACAGTTCATGCAAAACATTGCGCAGACTATCGCGTTTGGCGCCGAAGTCGAAGCGTTCTTGAACAGCAGCATTGGCAAGTATCTCGTAGAGCGCGCTGAAGGTCAGCGCGAAAGCGCTATTGAAGAGTTCAAGCGAATCAATCCGGCTCTGACAAGCGAGGTGGTGGAGATCCACCATAAGCTGATGGTGGCGGAAGCCATCCAGCATTGGCTTGCGGATGCAATCCTTGCCGGGCACGAAGCTGCTCGGCAACTTGAAGAAATGCAGTACAACTAGAGGAGTGGACCGATGAGTAAAGACACTGCTACCAGCGATGGCGTAGTGGATAACGATGAGGCGGACGATGCCCAGGAGGAAACTGCGCTGTCTCCGCGGGACCAAGCTATGGCCGATTTGGCAGCTAAACGCTTTCAGGAAGCTGATGAGGAGGCGGGCGTAGCGGTCGGCGCACCTGATGAAGATCAGGTCGGCGCGCAACTGGAAGACGAAGAAGAAGATGATGAAGAAGAAGAAGAAGAAGAAGAAGAGCAGCTTCTGCTCGACGAAGATACTATCAAGAAGGCACAAATAAAAGTCAAAGTAGACGGCGAAGAAAGTGTACTCTCGCTGGATGAGCTGAGACGCTCGGTCCAGAAAGAGGCTGCCGCCACCCGCCGCTTGGAGGAAGCGAGTCGAATCTACAAGAAAGCGAAGGAGTACGAGGAACAGATTAAACGCGCCAACCAAACCCGTAGTACTGATACGGATGAGGTCGCGCCTTCGAACGATGGCAGCGAGGCGGGTGACGCCCAAGCTGCGCTGCGCAGTGGAATCAGAAGCGCACTGGACGCGCTCATGGAGAGCGATGAGGAAACAGCAACAGAACAGTTGTATGAGGTAGTCACGCAAGCCGTTAAGCAGCTCACCAAGCCTGGCGATACTGTACAACCGGACGAAATTGCGCGACAGATCAGGCAGCAGCTCGATCAGGAAAGTGCATTGGAACAGTTCAGTAGTGCGTATCCTGAAATCATGGCGGACCCATATCTGGCGGACATTGCCGACAGCTTTCTTGGAGGCGAACTGCAATCGGGTAATCACACTTCGATGCGGGATGCTTTCATAAGCGCCGGTGAAAAAACGCGAGAATGGATGCGAGCCAAGGGTTTCCAGGTGGCGGCACAAGAACAGTCCCCAACCACCGATCTGAGTGAGCGCGTGCGACGAAAAGCTGAAGCGAACATACCTGCTTCAGCATCTGCACGAGCCGTGGTTGATAGCCCGGAGATCTCATCTCCGAGCAGCGTGATCGCAGAGATGCGGCAGGCGCGACCAGGGCAAGCGTAATCATCCATATCGGAGGGCTAAGCAATGGGCCAATTGTGGGTAACAAACAGTCTTGGCGGCTACATGTACAGCGAGAACCTGTCTAAGGTTCTGCGGCATGCGGTGCAGCCAACGGTGAAATTCCGTCAGTTCGCGGATATCAAAGATGCTGCAGTTCAGGGCAAAGGTAAGGGCGATACGTTCCACTGGAATGTGTACAGTGATGTCGCCACGCAGGGTACGACCCTCGTGGAGACGAACACGATGCCCGAGACCAACTTTACGATCACTCAGGGCACCATGACGATCACGGAGTTCGGTCATTCCGTTCCTTACACCGGCAAGCTGGACGATTTGTCCGAGCATCCGGTAAAGGAGATCATCAACAAGGTGCTCAAAAACGACGCCAAAAAGGCGTTCGACATCGCTGTGTGGGAGCAGGTCAATGCTACACCGCTGCGCGTAGTCCCCACTTCAGGCACGTCCACCGATTCGGTAGTGTTAACCACCAACGGTACTGCTACCGAAACGAACAACGTCGCCATGGGGACCGGCCACAGCAAGGCAATCTGCGACCTCATGAAAGAGCGGAACATTCCGCCCTACATGAACGACGATTACATCAGTGTCTCCCACCCGAGCACGTTTCGTACTTTCAAAAATCAGTTTGAGCTGATTAAGCAGTACGTGGACGCCGGGTTTCAAATGATCCTTAACGGGGAGATTGGCCGCTACGAAAACACTCGTTTCATCGAGCAGACACATATCCCCAAGGGCGGCGCCGCCGACTCTACAACGTTCAATCCGAACACGTCCACGGCGGACGCGTGGGACAACGCAAAGAGTTCGTGGGCGTTCTTTTTCGGCAGTGATACTGTCGCTGAGGGGATTGCATGTCCCGAAGAAATGCGCGGTAAGATCCCGACCGACTATGGCCGCTCGAAGGGCATTGCCTGGTACTACCTGGGCGGCTTCGGCTTGGTGCATCCGCTGGTAGCGGGGGACAACTCCAAGAACGCGCGCGTCGTTAAGTGGGATAGCGCTTCCTAAAAGGCTCCGCCCCCCGTCTGAGGGGGGCGCCCTTACAAAGATGAGAGGATGAAACGATGACAACTCGTTACGACCACCCGAATGCGACCGTTCTGCGTGAGGTCGCCTTGGGGAACTTGACTGGCGTGGCCTCCGGGCAAATGGGCAAGTTCCGCATGTTCCAGAAACAGAAGCTCAAGAAAGTGCATGCTTGCGTGCAAGTCGCAGGCACAGCGACTGCAGCCGGTGTTGACATCTACGTTGGTACCACCAGCGTGGGCGCAATCACATTCGGTACCAACACGGCGGGTACTGAGCTGTCCAGCGGTGCGATTGATGCCACTGTATCGGACAATGAGAGCATCCGCCTGATGGGGCTGGCGGGTTCCGCAACCCTGGTTGGCAGCTTCACGATGCTGACTCAGGTTTTGCCTGATGCAGTATCAGTGTGATGCGTAATCACGGCCCTAAGCACGGGGTCGAACCGGATTTGCCGGAGTCCGACGCGGGGATCCGCGGCGGCTCCGGCGAAGCCGTTTCCCATCTGTCCGATGCAGACTTGCGTCGCGGTTATAGTCGCGGCCCGAGAACGCACGAACGGTACCCCTTATACGGCCCCGCCATGGGCGAGGACGAAAGCGGCGATACCTATGAAGGCGACCCGCGCGCTCGAGGCGGTTTTCTGACGCGACCGAGAGGTGAAGAGCGATGAAATACGACAATATGCTCCCTACCGGGGAGCTTATGGGCGACGATAAATCTCTGCCGGATCGCAGTACCCGGACAGGTGTCACAGACACCTACGACGCCGACCTGGGAGCAGACGCCACGAACAGGACAGGGTCGTGTCGGCGGGATACGCGCAGCGATCATCCGGGGGTAACAGACTAATGAAGCAGCTCGACCGTACAAAACCTTTTGGAGAAGTTTATGGCGACACGGAAGGCAAAGTGTACTGCCAAGACGGCGTGTACTTCGACTGCAACGGTCTGGAGCACGGAAAAGCGCCCAAAGAACTGCGGAAACCGCTACCACTGAGGTCGGCGAAAACGAGACAAGACGAAGAAGACCAGGTGCTACGGCAGCTGAGCGAATGACCTGGTCACCGGAAAGTCCGCAGGGCAATGAAGCCGAGAAGGTAAAATACGAAATCGTGCCCTACACGCGCGGGCGCGTTTTGGACCTCGGTTGCGGCCCCTGGAAGGCGTGGCCGCATTTCATCGGAGTGGATAACTACAAAGACACTCAGCTGTATAACATTCAGATGAAACCCGACTTTCCGGTCGAGGACGCCTGCGCATTGCCATTCGTTGCAGCATCAATGGACGCCGTGTTCTCCAGCCATTTGTTAGAGCATATTGAAGACCACCATGGCGCACTCGCCGCGTGGTGGTCCGTTATCAAGCTCGGCGGGTTCTTGGTGCTGTATCTGCCACACAAGAACCTGTACCCGAACATCGGTCAGGAGGGAGCAAATCCCGATCACAAGCACGATTTTGTTCCTCAAGACATTGTGCGGGCCATGGAAGGCCTGGGGGGATGGGACTTGCTCGTGAATGAAACACGGTCACAGCACAACGAGTACTCGTTCCTGCAAGTGTTCCGCAAGCGCGGCGATACTCTGCAGAACAAATTCACTAAACCGGAAAAATCCGTGTGCGTGGTGCGCTACGGAGGGTATGGGGACCAACTCCAGGCGGCGAGTATCCTTCCAGAACTGAAACGTCTTGGCTACCACGTTGCCTTCATGACCACGCCGAAAGGCCAGGATGTTCTACGCGAAGATCCACATGTAGACCAATGGCTGATTCAAGACCCGGACCAGGTACCAAACTGCGAGCTGGCGCAGTACTGGAAGGTGTGGGCCTCTCGATTCGACCGCTTTATTAACTTGTCTGAGTCCATCGAGGGTACGCTGCTGGCGATGCCGGGACGAGCGAATCATATGTGGCCCGACTCGGTACGCCGGCAACGGTTGAACGTGAACTACATGGAGTGGACTGCCGAATTAGCTCAATTACCGTATAAAAGCGAAAGCCGCTTTTATCCTGCGCAAGAAGAAAAACAAAGCTGCGAAGCACTGCTGGAGCATTATGGTGGGCGTTTCAATATTTTATGGGCGCTCGCAGGTTCCAGCGTACACAAGTTTTACCCTTGGCAAGATGTTGCCGTGCAAGAGATTCTGAACCGATTTACGGATGCAGTGATTTACTTTGTTGGTGATAGTGCTTGCAAAATTCTAGAATCTGGCTGGGAAGACGAACCGCGCATCGTACGCTTGTCGGGAGAACTTAACATTCGGGGCACGCTCACGCTTGCGACATTGGTACATTGCGTAGTGGGCCCCGAAACGGGAGTGCTCAACGCGGTGGCTTTCGATCCGGCAATCCACAAAGTCGTAATGCTGAGTCATTCCAGCGAAAAAAACCTATCGTGGCACTGGGCCAACACTTCGACGCTAGCGCCTGATAGAACACCGTGCTACCCCTGTCACCGGCTGCATTACGGCAGGGAATTCTGCCACGAGCATGAGTCTGGGTCAGCTCTGTGCGCGGCCAACATCGAGCCTTCCCGCGTTGTCGACGGGGTTGCGCGAGCCTACGCCCAAAATCTAGGGGCTGATGCAGCATGAACGTCGCAGGCATCATCGACCAGCACATTCAGTTAGCGCTGGAAAACAGAAGCGTGCTCAGCGCTCCGATTGACAGAGCTGGCCGCTTGATTGGAGCAGCATTAAAATCCGGCAAGAAAGTAATGACGTGCGGCAACGGCGGTTCTGCATGCGAAGCGGAACATCTTGCCAGTGAGCTAACGGGCAGATTTCAGAATGAACGGCGTCCGCTTGCCGGCATATCATTGGCGTCCCAAGGGACGTTGACGGCAATTGCCAACGATTACAGCTTCAAAGAGGTGTTTGCGCGGCAGGTAGAAGCGCTCGGCCGCAAAGGTGATGTGCTGGTGTGCTACACCACGAGCGGCAATTCAGAAAACATACTGCGCGCCATTCCAATGGCGCACTATGTTGGTGCTCGTGTTGTGCTCGTAAGTGGACGTGACGGGGGCATGGCAGCGCCCAGACTCGCACCTGAAGACGTAGAAGTGCGCGTCGGCACGGATTCCACTGCGCGGATTCAGGAACTGCACAACTTAACCACGCATTGCTTGTGCGAAGTAGTAGATGAGGTGGTCAAATGACTCTGGAAGAACTGATCACCGAATTTAGGATTGTGTCCGGCGATGGCCGGGTACCCTATCTGTGGAGTGATGCCGCACTTACGGTCTGGGCCAATGAGGCCGAGCGGGAAGCTTGCCGGCGGGCGCCGCTGTTGGTTGACAGCAGAGGGGATGTCTCCACGGTGACGGCACCGGCAGATGACCCATATATCGAATACGACTCCGCGATTATCGCCATTCGCAGAGCCAAGGTGGCGTCCCAGTCGTCCCCGCTCGCCTTGATGACGGTACAGGAAATGGACAAAGAAAGGCCGGGGTGGGAAGACGACACCAGCTCCGAGCTGGAAGCGTTGGTGGTGGACACCAATTCCGGCGCACTGCGCGCGTACCCTACGCCTACAGCAGCCGTAGAGATTACGTTGACCGTACAGAGATTGCCGGCCGCCGAAATGGAAGATGTGAGCGATGAACCTGAGATCCGGCCGGGGTACCATTTACGTCTCGTGGATTGGATGCTGTATCGCGCGTATTCGGTGGACGACATCGATAAGGGCGACCCGGACAAGGCGACCAAGCACCTGACCATCTTCGCCAATGAGTTCGGCACTTCAACTGCACGAATCGAGACGTTCTTTTTGGGGATCGGGCAGCACGTTTGGAGCGGAGGTGTGCGATGAGCTGCAAGGTCCAGAACGTTCCGTTGTGTATCTTTCAGGGATCAAATTTCAATTGGGTATTCCAGTGGGCTGAATCGACGCTGACGTTCAAGGACATCACTGGAATAACAAAAGCGGCGCCCGCGGTTATCACGGCAGCGAGTCATGGCGTCCCCGATGGGTGGGAAGTATACGTGCAGTCCGTACAGGGTATGGACGAAATCAATTCGACTCGTGCGCGCGTAGCAACGCTTATTGCATCGAGCACGTTGTCAATTCCGATTGACGCGACCACCTATACCGCTTACAGCAGCGGAGGCGTACTGTCATATTACACACCGGTAGATTTGGCAGGATTTGATGCGCGAGCGCATTTTCGGGCTTCGGTCTCCGCTACCGGAACCCCGCTGATAGAGCTGGATGTTTCGGGCGGCGGGATCGTACTCGATAACACAGCCAAGACCATCACGTTGAAAATGACGGCAGCTGAAACCGCTGCATTGACGTGGACCCGCGCGGTATATGACTTGGAGATGGAATCAGGTACGGGTGTCGTAACCCGTATTGCTGCGGGAGCGGTTACAGTATCCAAAGAGGTGACACGCTGAAATGGACCTTAAAGACGGCAGGATTTACCCGGCGGACGTCGCGCGCCGCATGCTGGCGGACCACCCTGAGACGTTCGCTGGACGCCTGGTAGAGATCGCCGCGACCGAGCGTCAGTTACGCCGGCGGCCGCCCCGAGTGGGGCGCAATGAGCAGTGTCCGTGCGGCTCTGGCGCCAAGTTCAAGAAGTGTTGCATGCGCGCGTGATCAATACCGCGCTGGCCGTGATCGGCATTCTCGCCCTTGTAGTGGTCGCCGTCGTCGTGGCGGCGGCAATCGCCTTGTGGCGCTGGTCGAAGAAACCGGAGAATCACTGATGGCCGATCGGTTGACGCAGGACTTGCTCGGCGATGCGCTCGGCAACGAGTGGGCGATCGAGAAAAACACGCTCACGCGTGAGCGCGACGGGTATCGAGCGGAAGTCGGGGATCTCAAGACCGAGGATCGATTCGTTCCGGCGGTGCGCCTGGCGCGCTGGCCGGGCGACGACGAGGCGTGGTTTGCCGTCGAGCTCCCCGCAGAGGCCGGCACGCTCGCGCGAGACGGCAGCGTCATCGAGCACGAGACGGGCGGCGTCAAGAGCCGCTTCTGGCTGATTGATGCCGATCCGTCGACGCCCGAGTTCGAGGGCGGCGGCCTCGAATGGGAAATCGTGCTGGCGAGCCCCCCGTCGGGGCCGCTCGTGCTCTCCCTGGAGAGCCGGAACTGCGCGTTCTACTATCAGCCCGCGCTGGACGCCGACCCCGATGTGCTGGCGGATCCCGATGTAGCCAGCGCCACCGAGACCGAGGCGCTCGACGCCAAAGGCACGGTCATCGCCAGCCGCCCGGTCGACATCGTCGGCTCGTATGCCGTGTACCACGCCACCCGCAAGCATGGGATCTACCGCGCCGGCAAGATCGCTCACATCCGCCGCCCGCTGATCCGCGCTGCCGACGGGCGCACGATCTACGGCACGCTGCAGATCGATGCCCGCGCAGGTACGCTGGCCATCACGGTGCCGGAGAAGTGGGCCGCCGAGGCGGCCTACCCGATCGTAATCGACCCGACGTTCGGGCAGACATCGCTGGGTGGGTCCACGACCTCGATCCGCGACAAAGTCCACGCAGGCAAGTTTACGCTCACCGAAGATGGTGACGTGGATTCACTGTGGGTTGCCATTACTGCGGGCGCCGGATTCGGCATCATCGCCGCGATCTACGACGATACCGGGGGCACGAAGCAAGGGTCGGATGCGGACGAGGTATTCCAGTTCGGGTCTGCCGGCTTCCTCGAGCTGCCGTACACGGGAGGCGGCCCGTCGCTTACGGGCAGCAACGACTATTTCCTCGCCGCCAGCGTGGGGTTCAACTCGGCGAGCATCTATTACGACACTACCGGCGGGGCGGGGAAAGAGGGGTCTCGTTCGTACGACAGCACGATGCCCTCGAGCATCAGCAGCTACTCCAATAACTCGCGCATCTACTCGATCTACGCCGAATACACCGCGGCGGGTGGAGGCGGGGCGGCTATTCCGATTTTCCACCACTACTACCAAACCATGAGGCGCGCCTGAGATGCTCTACCTGAAGCAGTCGACCGCCAGCCAGAGTGTGCTGCTCGGCCCGTTCGTCGACGATACCGACGGCGCGACAGCGGAAACCGGGCTCACCATCGCCAATACGGATGTCAAGCTGAGTAAAAATGGCGCCACGATGGCGAGCAAGAACAGCGGCGGCGGCACCCATGACGCCAATGGCTGGTACGCGATCACGCTCGATGCAACCGACACCAACACCGTGGGGCGGCTCCAGGTGTCGTGCAAGGTCTCGGGCGCGCTCGCGGTGTGGGCGGAGTTCCAGGTGCTCGAGGAAACGGTCTACGACGCCCTGTTTGGCTCGGGCGCAGCGGGCGAGCTGGCGGTCAAGCTCTCCACGCAGGGCAGAGCCGACGTTAACGCGGAAGCCGATACCGCGCTGACCGATTACGACGCCGTAGTGCCGGCCGACTTGCCGACCAATTTCGCCGACCTGTCCATCACTGCCACTACGGGGCGCGTGGACGTGGGCGCATGGGTCGGTACGGCAGTGACGCTGTCGGCGACGAGTGCCAAGCCGCAGGTGGACTTGTACAGCGTTTCGGACGACGCTACGGCGGCCGACAATGTCGAGGCCGTCTTCGACGGCACCGGCGGCGTGAACCTCAAGGCGGCCAAGGTGGAGATGACCAACGGCCTGATCATCACCCGCAGCGACAGCGATTCGCCGGGCATGTCGGTCACAGGCAACGGGAATGGGTCGGGCGTGGATATTGATGGCGGAGCGACTGGATCGGGTGTGGACATTGATGCTGCCGGCGGGACGGGTTTAGTTGTGCAGGGGGCGAGTGCAGGAGCTGTCCTCGTCGGCGGATCTGGTTCGGCTTATGGTGTCGCAGTCCAAGGCGAAGGCCTGGGCGCTCTGGCACTGATTGGCGCGGCGAATGCTCCGGGGCTATATGCCGCGGGCGACGGAAATGGTCACGGCGTTTCTATCGCAGCAGGGGCGACAGCATTCGGAATGCAGATCGCGGCTTCAGGCACACCGGACAAGCACGCAGTCGCGATGTTGTCTACCACGGGCAACGCCGTTCATTTGCAGAACTCAGCTACGGGATACGGTATTGCGGGAACGATCCAAGCGGTGGATGATGATTACGCAGAGCTCTCGGCGGTGCCAGCGGCGAGTAGTTCGATGAAAGACAAGCTAAATTGGCTGTTCGCGCTCGCACGTAACAAGCTCACCAGCACCGCGACGACGCAAACGCTGCGCAACGACGCCGACAGCGCCGACATCAGCACCTCGACTCACAGCGATTCGGCGGGCACATTCACGCGCGGCGAGTGGAGCTAGTCAGTGGCGGTTGACTCCCGCGAGAAGCGCGCTTCAGCGCTTTCCGTCGGGGGGCAGTTCTTACTCCAGCTCCCGCTCGCCGACGGCACGGTTGATACTGCCGACCGCGTGCAGCTCGCGCGCGTGTACATCGGGCCGTTCACAGAAGTAACGCTCGTAGTGGCAGACGCGAGCCACGCGCACGCGGCAGAAGTGTCGACGCTGACGCAAGTGCACGTTCTGGCCGTGGCTGACGCTCTGCACGCGCATGCAGCGGATAACGTCAGTCTTACCCAGGCGCATACGTTAACGATAGCGGATGCCGCGCATAGCCAATCTGCAGACAATATTGTTTTGACGCAGAGCCAACTGCTCACAATCGCGGATGCTTTGCACGCGCACGCGGCAGAAGTGCCGACGCTGACGCAAGTGCACGTTCTGGCCGTGGCTGACGCTCTGCACGCGCATGCAGTGGGGTCTCCAACGTTGACGCAGAGCCACATCTTGGGTGTCAATGACGTATTGCACGTTCACAGCGCTGATAACGTAGTGCTGACACTGGCGGGACAGTTGATTGTTCAGGGCGCAGCGCACGTGCACGCGGCAGAAGTGCCGACGCTGACGCAAGCGCACCTACTTACAGTCGCCGATGCAGTACACGAGCACGGTGCGGACGCCGTGGTGCTGACGCAAGCGCACGCTCTGACCGTGGCTGATGCTCTGCACGCACATGCGGTGGAATCTCCAACGCTGGAATCAGGTGTCCTTCTCGCGGTGGCCGATGCTCTGCATACCCACGCGGGTGACGGCGTAACTTTGACGCAGGCTCATGTTCTGGCAGTTGCGGGAGCAGGTCACTCTCATTTGGCCGACAGCATCTTGTTGACGCAGGTGCACAGCTTGGTTGTTGCTGATGCGAACCATGTGCACTTCGCGGATAGCGTGGTGCTGAGCGAATCGACATTGCTAACTGTCGCAGAAGCCGTACATGCGCATGCGGCAGAAACGCCTGCGATGACTGTTAGCGCGCTGCTTGCTGTTGGAGATGTCTGGCATGCGCACAGTGCTGACAACTTGGTCTTAACGCAGGCGCACACGCTGGTTGTGTCGGATGCGCTGCATGCACACCTCGCCGATATTGCGCTTGCGCTAATCGAAGGTTTCGAGCCGCCGACAGGTAAAGCGTTTGTCGTGACGGCAGGGAACAAGACTTTAGTCGTAGCAGCGTCCCCTCGAGCGTTCATTGTCAGTCCCAATCCAGGTAAAAACCTGGTCCACTAGGAGTACCAAAATATGAAGATCAAAGTGTTGGAGGAAAAATTCACGCACGGCAGAGACATGTTTTACCGCGATGAAGTTCGAGTCGTGGATGACGCGCTCGGAACGCTGTTCGTGGAGAACGGGTGGGCCGAAGATTTGGACGGCAACGTTGCCACGGGTGACCGAAACAAATCTCACGGGCGTACGCTTGAGGTGCAAAGTGGTGCCCTCGGATTGACTTCGATGGAGGTGGGCCATGGGTAAGTCCGTACATAACGACGTTCTTGATGGCGCTTTTGACATCATCAAGAACAATTGCACGCGGATTACCGTGTGCTCCACCGAGCCAACCACTTACGCAGAAGCCAACGCGACCTATGCGCTCGCTGATGTGACTGTAGACAGCTCGGATTTCACGCACGCCGATGGCGACACAAACGGCAGAAAAACTACGATTGCTCAGCAGGCCAGCGTAACCGTTGATGCAACCGGCACTGCCGCACACATTGCGCTGCTTGACGTAACGAACTCGAAGCTTCTGTACGTCACAACGTGCACATCGCAAGCGCTGACCTCTGGTAATACGGTCACAATCCCGGCGTGGGATATCGAGATCGCCGACCCGACCTGATTATGGGCACTCTGAACGACGACCGCTTGGGCCCTTGGCCTAGAGGTCTGAACAACCGAGACACTGACAGCAAGATCCCGGAGGGTGCGTTGCGCCTTGCGCGTAACGTGGATGTGACCCGCACGGGAATAATACGGAGGCGCGCCGGTTATACCGAACGCGTCTCTGGGAGCTATCACTCTCTGTGGGGCAACGGCAGCGAAGGCTACGTAGTAAAAAACGACGCTCTTACACGACTCACAGTGAGCGGCAATACGGTAACCGAAACGGAACTTCGCACGGGACTTGCGAGCGCTATGCGGATGGCATACGTCGCAGTCAACGAGCGAGTGTACTACAGCAACGATGTGGTTACGGGTTGCGTGGTTGCCGGAGTGGACCGCCCATGGGGTGTCGAACATGCGGGTTCGCTTCCTGTCGCTGCTGCGGTCGCATCCGGCGGATTAGATGCGGGAGCGTATCAGATAGCGGTGACTTTCGTAGCCGACGACGGCGAAGAGGGCGGGACGGCAGCATCGGTCAGCGTCAATGTTGCGCAAGGTGGCGGGGTTTCATTGAGCGCTATACCACAGCCCGCAGCGGGGACGGTGAGCTGGGTGCGGGTCTATGTTACGCAGGCGAACTCGCGGACGTTCTATCGATATGCGGACCTTGCAGTGGGAACGACTACGCTGCTGATATCCAAGAGCGCCACACTTGGCATGGTGCTCGAGACCTGGGATTTGTATCCGCCCCCGCCGGGTGGTGTGCTGGAGCTGCACAATGGTTGCATCTGGGTCGGCTCAGGGCGCAGACTCTGGTTTACGGAGCCATTGCGCTACGGGCAAGTAAAGCGTACCAACTCATATCTGTTCCCCGCTGAAATCTCGGTTATCGCGCGTTTGTCTTCGCAGGCGCTTATGGTCGCCGCCGACCGCCATTATCTGCTCATGGGCGCAGATCCCTATAATCTGACGCTGGTCAAATCTCACGACTATCCGGCAGTGAAAGGCACTCGTGTCACGCTGCCCGACGGAGAAACGCGCGCGTGGGCGAGCACGCGGGGCTGGATGATGCCCGGAGAAGGTGGCGTTGTGGAAGTCCTGCGTGACAAAGTCGAAATAGATGTTGCTAGCAGGGGCGGCGCCCTGTATCGAGAAACCAACGGGGAAGATCAGATCCTGATTTCTCTGCACGACGGAGTTATGTCTCCGTCTGTTTCCGAACGATATACACAAGCCGAGACTACCCGACTAAAACCTGGGGTAAATGCATGAAAATCGAAACGGTTTCTGAATCCAAGGTCGGCTTCGTATATGAAGTCGAGGTACTGAGACGCCCATGGTGGATGCCGAAAAGGTTTGCAAAACGGCGGTGCATGAAGCGTTTTTTTCGCTGTGTGGACTACGAGCGCCTGGATAATCTGCAGCCCATCGAAGGCTTGAACCACATGCTCTCGGTAGAGTTCGCAGCGGGAACGCAGGTGACGACGTGGTATACCGGAATCTTTGAAGGCAACTACACGCCATTGACCACTTCAGTCATGTCGACCTTTCCCTCGCTGGCTACTGAATGCACGGCTTACGATGAGTCAACGCGTCCCGCATGGGTCGAGGCTGCGCCTGCAAGCGGCTTGGTCACCAACTCCGCCAGTCGGGCTGAGTTCACCATGAATGCGACCAAGACCCTTTATGGTACCTTCATCAGCTCCAGCTCCGTGAAGTCCGGCACCAGTGGTGTCTTGGCCTCGGCCGGTAAGTTCTCGGCGGCCAAATCGGTTGATTCTGGGGATATCCTGCGGGTGACTCACGGGATCCAGTTGACCAGCACATGAGCAACCTATTTGCCGGCGGTCAAACGCCTACCGACCTGCGTATACGCAAGGTCGGAGAGTGCGAATACATCGTCGATTTCCTGGATTACCGGCCTGAACAGATGCCGCAAAACCACCCTGGGGCGCCGTGCGGGGGTCTGCGCGTGCTGTCGCGCGCGTTTACGTCCATTGAGAGCGCCCTGGATTTCGTCTCCACTTATCTGGAGGCCGGCGAGTACTGTTATCACGAGCTGCGGCGCTGACCTGTGACAAAGGTCTGGCATGTATTGTGCGATGTCGGTACCGAAAAATGGGTACCTTTCGCCAAGCAGCGTGCAACATTGCTGTGGGACCAGCTTGCGCGCAAGGGCGCTAATCCGGGAAACAGGACTTGGCGCCTGCTCGACGAAAGTCGCCCCGTCTGGATTCAGATCCGTATTCATGTGCCTAACGTGTGGATTCGGATCTGGACGGAGAAGTGTCCAACCCCGATGTCGGGGTTAGTGCATGTCGTCGACGCATTTGAGCCCATTGTCTACGATGAAGACGGCGTAGCGGCGCTACGAGAGTTTTACCCCAAAGTAGAACCCCGCGCGTGGCGGGATGAACCGAAATTCGGTACGAATGGCGCGCAGAGTTTGACCGTTCGTCCGACCATGTACTCGGGGGAGATGCGCAAAGTCGTGCAGACCCTGATGGGAGTAGGACACCTTGTAACTTATCAGTATTCATGGTCGACGACGCACGGTGTTTACACTGCATCTAATGGCGGTAAATGGATAGTCGAGATCGGCACTGGCGGCGTGTTCGCTTGGCCAATGGCGGTGTGTCGGCAGATGCTGAACGTACCGTCACTCGGCTATACGCCGCTACCCACGCCAAGGCCAGAGAGTCCGGATGAGCTGCTGTCGGCCGAAGCGATGAAGGAGTTTTACGATAACAAGAGTTCGTTCTTCACGGCGATGGGGTGGGCGTTCAGCGAAAGCGGTGTAAAAGCGTGCAATATCGCTCACCGAATCGTTGACCGGTGGACCTACGCGGAGCTGTACACGGTGACAATTACGGAAGACAGCGAGTTTCAGCCTGTTTCAGCGTCGCTTTCCTTGGTCGAAGGTGGCTGGGTCCACGGACCCAAGACCACGCACATGAAATACCCAAACAGTGATAACAGGGCTATTTACTCTTTCGACCCTTATAAAGGCAACGCGACCTACGTCAAAGAGTGCCGAGCACCCGTGTTTTGCTACTACGAAGGCGAGACGCTGGAAGTCGTGCGCTACATGCACAACCCACATGCGGCAGGGAATCACGTAGTAGACAATTGGAATGACTACTCTCTTGCCATAAGCAAGGCGGGGCAGATTTTTGAGCAGAAGACCTACACAGTGCACTCGCTGCCGTATTTCACAAGCACGCGTCGACAGAACAATCCGGTGTCGACATCCTGGACGGGTAAAGAGCGAGCTTACTATGTGTTTGAGGCGCCGGGATTGTGGGTGACGCAAACTGCGCAAGCGTGGGGCAATGAAATTCAAGTATCGTCTATCCACTGTCTTAGTACCGTGTGGCGAGAGCCTGCGTCGGAAACGAATTCGCATGTAGATATGCTAGTTGTCCCGCTGCACGAACGCGAAGGATTTTACTTCATCACATCAAAAACGTCGGACCGCTACATCCCGACAAGTGAAAACGAAGTAGGCGGTGGAAGTTTACGCTCTTACACTTTTGAGTGTGAAGAAGCCTGCCTCGCAACTTCGTCCACGGCGTGCATAAAAGTGCGCATAGGTGGACACGATAGCTATTGGTTCTACGATGCTAACGGAGAACCGAGGTATGCTCAGTTCGGATCTCTTACTAGTAAAACGTATCCGACCGCCGGGGTTGGCTCTTTAGTACAGCTCCACTACCAAGTGTGGGAAGGTCCGAGTTCATCGAACAACTGCGATTTTTTTCCTAACGAAATATACACATGCCCCGGCAGTACGAGCTGGTATCTCATAGATGAAGAAATTACTACGTACAACGGGGATTTCTATGGTTCCGGAAACTTCTCGGCTGGCCTGGATACAGCAGACCCGGATTTTCATGATTGGTTTAAGTTCATAGACCAGTGGGTGTATCAAGCGCCGCAATGTGTCAGAGATGCCTACCGGCCCGAGATATTTGCACTGTCCGAGCTGCCACGGGATGTCCGAGGATATCAGATGAAAGAAAACTACGGCGATTACCCTTTGGACAACGTTCAGTTCTTTTTCCACTTTGTAGGTGAGCCATGACCGCAGCGCTGCGTGACTTCAAATTCTTTCTCTCTGGTGGCGCAGGGAATACAGATCCCAACGCCGCCCTTGGGGGAATCATCTCATCCACCGCTGTTGTCTCTCAGACAGGCAGTATGGCTTCAATGACGGGTATCAGTATCCTTGATGCGGTTGCAAATGAAGAAGGCGACGGAACGCTTGCTTACAACGCGACCACTGACGAGTTTACATGGACGCCCCCTGGGGGGAGCGCTGGAGCTGCCGTCATAACCACGACTAACGAAGAGGTCACGCCAGCCGGCGCTGGCACGGGTGCTGGATACATCCGCTTGGATGTTACATATGCTTCGCTGCCGGTGTCCGACGCCTCGCGAACGGTGACCGTTGCGAACCTGTCCGCAAATCTGTTCGATGACGTAACCAAGGAGCAGGCGCTTGCGGGACTGACTGAGTACCGCTGCGTTTACCTCAAGAATGGGTCGGCGTCTTCGGTATCCGGCGCCACGGTTTGGATCAGCGACAACACGTCTGGTCTGGACAGTATAGAGATCGGATTAGACCCCGCGGGCGTAGGTGATGGCTCGTCGACGGGTGTCGCAACGACGATTGCTAACGAGGAAGCCGTTCCGGGTGGCGTGACTTTCTCAACCCCGTCCAGTGAGGGCGTCGCGCTTGCCATCGGCTCGATTCCGGCCGGCGAAGCACAGGCAGTGTGGGTCAAGAGAATTGTCCCTGCGGGCATCAACGTACCGACTCCCGAAGACGTATCCCGGCTTCGATTCCGATTCTTAACGTAGGAGCACGCATATGTCTTTCGCCAGCTACGACGCTATCATTTCAGCTGTCACCAATGGCTACCATCAAGAACGGTTTTTTGCGAAATCGTGCGCCGGGATTACACTTGCGGCGAGTCAGATCTCATCGCTATGGACAGGTTCTGGAATGCCGGGAGCCGGCGTGTCCGGGGGAACCGCCCTGACAGGGCGCTCAGTCAGCTCGGCGACCGCTGGCGCGATGTCATTTACGAATCCGGCAAGCGGAGACCTGTATCTGACGGGTTTTTCTGTACATCCAAATTTCTCCAATGCGGGGATCCTCATCCTGTACGACCGGGTTATGGACATCGCATCCATTGATTGTACTACTACGGCAGACCAGAACATCACTACGGGCACCTTGCCAAGATATCCAAACGGCGACGGGATCCAAATGTTCTTGGAAGTCACTACCACAATTACCGGCGGCTCCAGTCCTGAAATTACGATTACCTACACCGACCAGGACGGCAACACGGGCGCCACGAGCGGTGCGGCCGTAACAACTGCAACGCCTGTCGCGCGGGTTCCGCATACCACTTTGATGTGGCTGCCGCTTGCGTCAGGCGATTCCGGAGTGCGCGCGGTGACCAAGGCCAAGTACTCGGGTACGGTGCACTCAGCGGGTGCGATGACGCTGGTACTCGCGCGTCCGATTACGGCTATTCCTGTGCCTGCGGTAAACAGTATGAACGAGCGAGACCTGGTGCTGCAGATCCCCAAGCTCCCTGAAATCGAGGATGATGCAGCGCTTGCCTTTAACTTCCTCGCCGCCACCACGGCTACGGGCGTCTTCCACGGGTCGGTACAAGCTGTCTCCGGCTGATGCTGGTTAACTTCAACACGCTGCGGGTCTTCAGCGGTTCTACCGTCACTGCGGGTGCCTTTGAGAAAAAGAATCTGCGCTGGGGTTACTGGAATGAACAAAGTCCGGGGCTGCCACTGCTTATCAATGCGGGCAACCGCATGGTCCGGGGAGCGCTGGACCTTGCTTACGAGGTCGAGGCGTACACGCTGAATTACGGCGACCTGGGTCTGACCTACATCCTGGGCGGGATCCTGAACGCTGAATACGAGAGCGCTGTGTCGAGCGCTTCCGTTCTCGCAGCTTCTGGCGACTACGGGCTTACGTACATCTGCGCAGTGTCGAGTGCGTCTTCGCTATCCTTGGACCGTATTGTAGAAGCTACCTTGACCAGCGATACGACTGCAACCGAAACGCTGATTGTTAACCTGACCCTGGGCGCTTCTTTGGAGTCTGTCACCGAAGCGCACTCGGTGCTATTGGTAGAAGGTCAGCAGTACCCCGTATGGGCCATCAATGCGCAGACGTTTGCGCCATCAAGCTACGCTTCGTTTAACTTCGACTCGTTCGCGCAGGTTGGAAACCGATATTTCGCTGCCAACGAGAACGGCTTGTACGAGTTGACGGGAGACGACGACGACGGTGCGGAAATTGCTGCGACGTTCATGCTTGCGCGCGACCCGCATAAATCAAGTCGCCCCAAACACTCCGGAATCGCTTATCTGCACGGTACATCGGATGGAAAAATGCAGGTCCGTGTAATAACTGCAGAAGGTGCGGTCTACAACTATAAAACCGAAGCCGCACTGGACGACGTTGTCAAAGCGCGTCGTGTGAAATTCGGGCGAGGGGTTGAGTCACATTACTGGCAGCTTGAGGTACGCAATATGAATGGTGACGACTTCGAGGTCGAACAGATCGAGCTGGTTACGATTCACAAGGAGCGTCGGGTATGACGGCGCTATCGATTGTTGAAGGCTTGATCGAAGCCGGCAAGACCAATGCGCGAGACGCCCTGGATGAGGCTATCGGATTCGCTAACGATGCGCAGACTGCGGCGAGCACCGTTATCACATCGCTGCCGAATGTTCCGAGCCCGACGCATCCGAATGTCGAGATCCCGCCGTTCAATCCGGATACGGACCTTTCAGGAGAGTTCACTCGAGCCTTCGACGACGCAGTTGCCGCTTTCGGGCCGGATTTGCAGGCGGAAATGACCAGTTTTCTTGATACGTATTTTCCAAAGTTCGATGAGTGCCTGACGACTTCAGTGGACGGTTGGATCTGCGACACCATAACCAACGGAGGCACAGGACTTAACGCCGATGTCGAAAACGCAATCTGGGAACGGTCCAGGGAGAGGGAACTGCTGGAAGCGCAGCGGCAGAAAGACACCGTGGTGCGCACTTTTGCCAGCCGAGGCTTTGACCTCCCCGCAGAGACACTTTCCGCCCAACTGGCTATGGTTGACCAGGACGCCGCGAACAAGGCATCCACACATTCGCGCGATGTAGCCATCAAACAGGCAGAAATCGAAATCGAAAACGTCAGGCTCGCGGTTCAGGTCGGCGTTCAACTCCGCCTGGGGATTGTTAACGCTCTCGTAGCCTACCTGAATGTGTTCATGCGCCCGTGGGAGTTGGCGATTCGAAAGGCGGCCGCTCTCGTGGATGCTAAAGCCCGGCTTTGGCAGACCTCCGCGACTTACTACAGTGCTCTGATCGCCGCTGAGCAGTTGCAGTTGCAGTACGACGAACTGCGGATCCGCACAGGGTTGCATCAGGGGGACCAGTACGTGAAGCAAATCACAGAGTTGGTGAACGCACGCGTTAATGCAGCCATCGCTTCTGCTGAAGCCATGGGGCAGATGGCGGCGGCTGCTATGGGTGCTCAGGCATCTTTGGGTAACGTGGCACATCAGACAGTCGAAGGCGAATCGACTTGAGGAACGAACCATGACTTTTTACGCAGACCCAGCGGGTACTGTATATCCGCGCTTGCCGCCGGACCGATTTGAGCAGGCAGCAATCAATCGAGCCCGTGCGCGCGCAGTGGCGGTGCGCACGCAAGCGCAACAAGTTCCGCGTGGTACGCCGAAGCTCCTAACCGGCAGCACTCTGGAAGCGCCAAAAGGCGCAGAGAGGCCGGGTCTGATCAATCGCAGTCTTTCACGCGTAAAACTAGCTGCTACATCGGGACCGATGCGGTCGCTAGGACGCAAAGCGCTCAGATTCGGGCGTTTCGGAGCTATCACGGCAGTGCCGACCGTGGCGGGTGATATGCTGGCAGGCTATCTGGAACGCAAAGAATTTCCTTACGACCCCAATGCAGATGCGTCGCCAGAAGCCGTGAACGCCATCCGTGCGGGGAACCCTCAGCTGCATCAGCTACCAACGGGCGCTGTGCGCTACGACCCACAACAGCAGACGGCACCCCAATCAGTACCTATGACTACGAGCCCTGGAATCATTCGTTCAGTTGGCGCAGATGGCGTTCCTGAGTTTTCAACGCCGGGTGCACCTCCGTTACCTACGGGAGGTGTCTCCTTACAAAATCAGACAGCCGCCGCAAATTTGTCCAAGCGGTACGCAGCCCTAAGAGCTGCGCACCCCATTGTCAGAGACACGCGAAATGCGCTCGCCATGGGCATGAGTACTCGCGAATACCAGGCCCGTCGGCTAGCCAAGTACGCCGAGCGCCTGCGCAGGGCGGGTGTCAGCGATGATGCAGCCTACGAATTCTTAGCGAACGCGGGTTTACTCGGAGAAAACAGCGGCCGATTGCAGCAGCAGCAGGGAGCGGAGGCGGAAACAGCTCAGATCAAACTGCAGCAAGCCAAGCAGTTGCAGGCGCTACGATTGCAGCTCGCGGCTTTGAACGACCAAAATGACCCTGGCGGGAAGCGGCGCCGGCAGCTTAGCCATACCTTAGCCGTTCTCGCTGGGCGTTCACCCGCTAACGTACAGCTCAAAACCGTAGCGCAACCTGATCTGAGCGAGAAGCTAATTGCTTTCGACCAGAGTTCGGGTCGCGCCACGGAAATTCCCGTCAGTGGCGTAAACACGCCGCCGACCCAGGAAGACTTGGAATTCACGGCGCAAAAGCATGGGATTTCTGTCGAAGAAGTCAAACTGAGATTGGGGCTGTAACAATGCCGCGAGACCTGCTCACCCCGCTTGGGTCGCCGACAGATCTACTGCCTGGAGACGAAGCTGCGCAGCCTTCACGTCCTGTTATCGTGCCCTCCATCAAGCGGGGCGTGGGACAGTTGGCCGGCGAAGCTGGCATTACGCTGGAGGACATCGGGCGCGGTTTGGGACGACCCTGGATCAGTCGCGCCGGAGAAACGCTATCCAAGAAAGGAGCCGAAATCACCTCCAGCGTGCCGACCGAGATCCAAAAGCCGTCCGATATCCTGAAAAAGCCGTGGACGCTGGTAAAAGAAGCCGTTGGCGAACTGACGCCCCGAATCGGTGCTTACGCAGCGGGCGTCAAAGGAGGCGCCACGCTTGGCAGAATAGGCGGACCTGCGGGAGTGGTCATCGGTGGACAGATTGGAGGGCTTGGAGCACTCGGCGTTCAAATGTACGGCGCCGCTCGCCAACAACAACAGGAAGCTGGAACAGATGATGTTCCCAGAGCGTTGCTAGCCGCTGCAGGCATGACAGCGCTCGAACGGGCAGGAGCTGAACAGCTCGTTCATCGCGCTATCAAAGGTTCTCCATTGCGCGCTCTGAGCGCCTCTCGGATTGGTAGTATAGCGACAGGTGCGCTGCGTACAGGCGCGGTCGAGGGTCCGCTTACGGAGCTTCCGCAGACTGTGCTCGAGCGGTGGGCCGCCCGCCAACCGCTGACCGACCAGCAAGCTTTGGACGAATACACAATCGCCACCGCCAAGGGTGCTGCTGGCGGCGGCGTCGTCGGTGGAGTAGCGGGTACCTTAGCCCCTCTGGAAGCCAAGCAGACAACTCCGTCTGCTGAGCCAAGCGATCTGCTGTCGGAATTCGAGGATGCACCGCCCGTAGAGCCGCCGCCCGTAGAGCCGCCGCCCGTAGAGCCGCCGCCCGTAGAGCCGCCGCCGCCGCCCGTAGAGTCGCCACCGCCCGTAGAGCCGCCGCGTAGTTCGCAAACATCTCCCGACATTTCTGGGCTGTTGTATAACTACAGAAAACGCACGCGTGGACCCTTGGTACGCGCCCTTGAAAGAGCGTCGAGCCCACAGGTTGGTGCCCTCGTGCCGCTCAATGCACAGCATCCGGGGCTGGCGCGCGTGCATGAGGCGGCGACCTCACCGCTGAACGATTTGTCGGAACCCAGCGAGGCGCAGAAAAAGGCTGGAAATTACCGCAAGGGACCGGTCAAGTGGCGCACGCACGAGTTTTCAATCGAAAATCCCATCGGCTCCGTGCGTCGCGGAGAAGACAACGGGCGCCCCTGGGAAGTACCGATGCAGGCCCATTATGGCTACATAAAAGGTACGCAAGACCGTACGGGCGAGCAAATCGACGTCTACCTGACCGAAGAGCTGGCCGAAGACAGTCCTGTCTTCATTATCGACCAGGAAGATCCGCGAACCGGTAATTTCGACGAGCACAAAGTGGTCATCGGGCCGCGTTTTCCGGAACAGGCGGCGCAGGTTTACGACGCACATTTCAGCGATGGGTCGGGCCCCTCGCGGCGCAGAGGAGTCACCCAGTTAACGCCCGAGCAGTTCGACCGGTGGCTGGCAAAGGGTGACCATACCAAGGCATTTCGCCCCCGGCGCAAACAAGCGCCGGCCCTGGCGCAGCTGGCGCCCTTGGAGTCGTTACGTGTCACCCCTGAAGGGCTGGCCGTGGGCGCGCAGTCAGAGCTAGGTCTGACGCCCGACGTTGCCATAGCGCGCCGCCGCCACCCCGGAGCGGCTCCGGACCGCAGACCCGTGCCGCCTCAGCGCCCTGTCAAAAAGCCGCTGCCTGCCCTGGGAGCGCCAAAGCCTGCGCCCGCCCTACGTGTCAGCCCCGAGGGCCAGGTGCTTGCGCGCGGGTCCGAGACGGGGTTGACCGGGGACGTGGAGATGGCACGCCGCCGCCATCCGGGGGCCTCCGCCAATATCGGAGTCACGGAACCCGGCAAGTTCTCCCCGATTGGCAAGCGCGAAGAGCGCATGATCGGTGGCGAGCGCGTGTCGCCCAAGCGCGGCCCCAGAAAGCCCGTGGAACGCATGATCGTCGCGGTCGATGCGACCCTGGAAGGCCAGCGCATCAAAGTGCGCAAGGCCAAATTCGCCGGGCGCGGGGTACAGGGTCAGGTCGTCAAGGTGCAGAAGCGACTGGCCAAGTCGGGGTTGGCAGTGCTCACGCCCGAAGGGGTACGGGTTCCCCTGGCCACCAATGATGTCGTCGAGGTGCTGCCTGCGGTCACCAAGGAGCAGGAGGGCGCCTACGCGGTCCAGTCTCGGGGCCTGAACGTCGAAGTGGCCCCTGACCCGCGCGATGTGAACCTGTCGCGTGCTTTCGCGTCCCTGGACTGGGACGAGCGTATGGCGCTGACGCGCGAGGTAGCCGGAACAATCATCCCTCAAGTGCTTGCCAGGCTCGGGCTCAGAGGTCTGGTTCAGTACACGGCCGGCGGTTGGCAGGGTGCTTCCAACCCCTCCATCATCGTGCGCACACCTGCGAATGCCTCGCAAGAGCAAATGGAGCAGGCCGCGCGCGCCCTAGGTTACGTACTGCGCCAGCAGGCTGTCGTCGCCTATGACGAGTCCCGCATTGAAGGCGACGGCATGGTGGGCTTCGTCAGGGTGGTTCCGAGAGAGAAGACGAGCCCCGAGGCGGCAGCTCAATTGTATGCGCGCCTGCACCAGCAGGTGGCCGAGGCGGACGGATACACATTCCGGGACGGGGCGATGGTATTCGCCAATTTCTCGGAGCTGACTAACGAGCAATTCGCTGATAAACTGGCCGAAGCTCTGGAAAAAGAGGACGCGGTCTATGACATCCAGACCAAGCAGTTCTGGAGTCAGCTACAGGAGATCGATCATGACAGTGGGCAAGCGCAGCAGCTGGAAGAAGGGCGACCCGCCGTTCCTGGGCGGCAAAGGGGTGGTCCTGACTTCGCCGAATTACAGCGGCAAGCGAGCCGGCTCCTCGCAGACGGACTCCGACGACGAAGTCCAGCGCGGGTGGAACGCGGTGCGCGACAAGTACGAGGGCAAGAAGCCCCGCGAGTCCTGACCGACGCCGAGCGCGTGGCGTTGACCACGCGCGAGGAGATGCCGGTCGATGAAGACGGCAACGTTTTGCTCGTGCACTGGGGTCGTACACATGATGTGTCCGCCCTGCGCGTGCAGTACCATGGCACGGGAGTGCCCACGCCGGCGCTGAAAGAGCGGCGTACCAGCGACAACTACCTCCCTCGGCTGTATTTCGGATATACGTCCAACGATGGGCGCGCCTACGTGCGCGAGCGCGCGCTGTCACGATTCACTGCACGCTACGAGGTACGCCTGGACGCGGGGCAGGTGTACGACCTCATCACAGATCCGTTGGGACTCAAGGGGCGCTCGCGCCGAGCGGACGGTTCGCTTGATTTCGAGCAGTACGAGCGAAACATCCAAGCGGCCGGCATGAAGGCGGCCTTCAATTCCCACCTCAATCAGGCGGTCCTGTATGAGGATACGCCTCCGTCACGATACATCGATGAGCGTAAGGGCGACGTGCGCGAGCAGGCATATGGTCCAGCGCCGCGCAAAGTGCGAGAAGCCGGCGCGGGTTATACGCATCCGCAGACGCAGACCAAGGAGTTCAAACTTTGGTTTGGAAAGTCGAAAATTGTTGACAAAAACGGTCTCCCGCTCGTCTCGTATCACGGCACATCAGCCGAAGAAGATTTCGAGACGTTTGTACATCGCGACTTGGGTTTTCACTTCGGCACTCTCGCTGCTGCGCATGAAAGACTCCGTGTTCTGAATCTTACGGCATATCGCAAAAAACCAGCGCGCATCATGCCGGTGTGGCTGCGCATCGAAAATCCGCTGCGTATTGCCGACATGGATTGGAGCCTTCCGTTTAACTGGTACATAGAGGCTAGAGACGCGGGTTCAAACCTGACACTTGCTCTCCGAAAAGCGATTTTCGAACTCACGAACAAGTTCGTAAACCCCACAACGCTCTATTACTTACGTGGACGCACACATAGAGCCCGGTTTGCCAAGCAGCTTATCGCGCTGCTAAAACAACACGGGTACGACGGAATTCGCTATATCAATGACCACGAAGATGCTGGCAGCGAGAGCTTCATCGCATTCGACCCGGAGCAGATCAAATCCGCAGTCGGCAATATCGGTGCCTTTTCCTCAGCTTCGTCCATTGTCCGTCAGGGTGCGGAATATGGCGTCAGCACCGAGCAGTTAGAGCTGTTTCCAAAGGAACAAAAACGCGCTTTCGAGCAGGCAAAAAAAGCGGTGCGCTCGATGGCCGAGCGCTGGAAGAACATCAGTGTGCTGGGCTCTCGGATCGCGGCGGATTTCAAGGCGCGAGGCACTGCCCCGCTGCTGGGGCAGCAAATCGAGTCAGCAGCCGACCTTGCAGCCTTGGCGCAGATTTATCGAGACCCGCGCATCGAAACTTTTCGCTGGTTTATCACCGCACCCGATGGGCAGGTCACCTATCAGACCGGGGTGACGATGCGCATGCCTGGAGCCACAGCGTTTGCCGTAGGCCAAACGGGCGCGGACAGAGCGGCGTTCGTACGGCAAGTTCTGGCAGAAGCGCAGCGCATAGGTGGAACGCTGTGGCTGTTGCACAATCATCCGTCTGGTGATAGCGGCCCCTCACAGGCCGACGTGGACGCTACTGTACAAATCGCCGCGCTCGCCAAAAAAAGCGGCGTCGCCTTTGGCGGACACGTCGTAATCAACCATAACGAATATTCGCAAATCGACGCCGCCGGAGCGACACAGGAGAACATCAGCTTCAGTCCCTCCGTTGAAAGTTACGGAAAAACGCCGCGTAAAAGACATGCGTTTTTAGGCGAAACAGTGCTGGACGATACCGACGTGGTCGCGTTGGCGCAAGAAGTAGCAAACGCACAGGCGGTCGTTCTGGTTGGTCGCCAAGGGGGGTCAACCGGAACGGTTGGACTGGTCGCCGAGGTCTCGCCCGAGACGTTGGACGCAAGTCCGCGTTCAGCCGCGTTGCTGCGCAAGCTCATGCGCGAACACGGGATAACGAGCCTGGTAGCGCTCAACGTTCCGGACGAGCTGAGGGAAGCGGCTGTAAAGGGGATTCAAAGCGGATTGCTGGTCGATGCCGTCATGGCCAGCGAGCCGACAGTCACGCTGCGCACCGAGTCCGAGATTGAACCACTGCGTACGCACGAGTTCGGACAATCGACCTTAAGACAGAAAGGTGTGCGCGCTGAGGAGCGAGAGGCAGCTTACGCCACACCCGCCATCGGGGCGCGCGAAGGTCAGCCGTTGCCCGGCCGCGTAACCAACGACCGGATTGCGCAACATTTCACGGAACAACACGCGCTTCGGCACGGGAGGGAGCTGGACCCGAGCAACGAACAGGACTATGCGCAGATAGTCGAGTGGGCGGCCGAGGAAGCGCGGTATCAGCTGGCTACGCCGGAGACAGGCGAACACTGGTACGCCAAGGACTTTGATCAAGCCGTGGCCATTGCGCGCCGAGAGATCCCGTCTCTGAGCCGCGCCGGCAACAGGCGATTCTTCTCCGTTCTGGTCGCGTTGCTGAGCAATGGCAACAGCGTGCAGGAGAACTGGGATTACGCCATTGAAGTCTACAAGCAATGGGAGGCCACCGGCATCATCCCGGCGCGTAAACCCAACGGCACCCCCTGGGGGGCAAAGCAGGGGCCGACCATCGAAAAGCAGCTGCGGATGCTACAGAGTGCGCTGCGCCAAAAGGGCAGCCCCGGAGCGCTGGCGAAGTACCTGCTGTCCACCGATACCGTCGAGGCACTGACCCGCTTTCGCCGTTTGCATGGCATGAAGGGTCCGCCATCCGACATACGCGGCGGCAAAGACGCGCGTTATCAACGTGCATATCTGTTTGGTCAGAAACTGGGTGCCTACATACTGAATCTAAACGGTCTCAACACGGACGTTGTTCTCGACCGCTGGCTTGCGCGCACTTTCTATCGGCACACGGGTAATATGCAGCAGACGCTGTGGGACGCGGGTACCAGCAGCGTCGGCGTTGTTCAAACGCCCAAACAGGCAGCGCACCGGCCCTTGATCACGGGGATGGTCGAACGTGTTGCCAGGCGCATTGATAAATCAGCGCGCGATACACAAGCAATTTTGTGGGTGTTCGAGCAGCAGACATGGGCTACAATGGGTCACAAGTCAGCCATCTCAGGGAGTTATCACGATGCCGCGAAAACCCGAGCAGCAAGACGGAAAAATACGACCGCTGACACCAGAAGAGGCAGCAGTGTACGACGCGCTCATCGAGCGGGTGCTGGAGCTGGAAGACAATCCGTCGCCACACAACGTGTCCCCGCAAAAGCCATCAAAGGAACCAAGCGGTGGGAGCAGCTGACCAAACAATTACGTGAGCTGCAGGGCCGATACAAGTCCTTCGACGCGTATTACCGTGCCGCTACCGAGGCGCACTACAGACTGCAAGGCAAACTTGCGACAGTCGCACGGGCGAGTGGGACCGATATCGTTCTGCGCCCCGGCGGTGAGCCGAAAGCGCGCGAATCAACACAAGCCAAACTGCAATCCAAATACCAGGGTGACCTGACCCAGCTGACCGATGTCGCCAGCGCGATGCTGGTTGTCGACACTCCCAATCAAGCCCGTGCCGCATTAGCGCTGCTGGCGGACGAGTACGAGGTCGTCGTTCCCGAAGGCTGGGTGGCTACCAAAGCCGGATACTGGGACCAAAAAGTTCTGGTAGCCGATAATGAGACGGGAATCACTGGCGAGGTGTTGATAGTTCCTCGCCCTCTGTATGTGGCGCGTGAAGTCATTGGCGGCCATGCACTCTACAAGCAGCCGTTCGCTCCCTTGCAGTTGCAACGCGCATTGTACGAGCTGGCGAGCGCGGATGCGGGCGCCGCATGGGTCAGTAACATAGACGTGTGGCCGGAAGGAGATGTCCGCCAACGCTATCAGCGAATCCGCAAAACCGGTGCAAGCGCGCTGGTGGTACCCGAGAGCGATGCACAACTGTCTGCGCTGATGGCCCGCTACTCACAGATGCTGGGTCTTCCGGGGCAGGGCATGACAGTCGAGACAGTCGAGCAGCTGCTAACAGAGTCGCTCGGCTCCCTGCCGAAAGGCCTCACCGTAGTGCAAAGCATCGAAGACCTACCCGAGTCCCTCCAGGGTGCCAATGTCCTCGGGGTTTACAGCGACCCGGACCTCGGCGGAGATGGAACCACCTACCTGGTCGCGGACAACCTCTCGGCTGTGCCTGATTCAGAGCGGCATCCTTTGTATGTCTGGCTGCACGAGGCCGAACATGCACGCCTCAAAGACATGCTCGGTGACCCGCTCTATACGCAGGTGCTGAAACGCGTACGTGCGGCTCAGAATGAAGATACGCCCCTGGGTCGCGCTGTGCGCGCTGCCCGTCGTCGGGTGCCGACCGATACGTTGCCGGAATACGTGGAATCCGAAACGCTGGCCTATCTGGTCCAGGACCCGGCCAACCATCGGTTCTCGCTGGTCCGGCAAATACTTGCGGCTGTGCGTAAATGGCTGTTCGAAAACGGCTTTGTCGGTGCCGAGCACTTGGGCACTCCGGAGTTGGTGCTCCTGGTGCGTGCGGCAGCGCAAGCTAATCGGTCGCTGCCACCACCGGGGCCGGTCGGTAAAAATCTGCGCGCGTGGATGGAAACGGATGCAGCGCTGCAGCTGGAAGCGATGTACGTGCGCGCGCGCCAGGATGGTTTTGCGTCGTTGGACGAGTGGGCGCAGAAAAATACCAGCGGCTACCTGTCCTTCGCGCGCCAGTGGCGGGAGGGACACCCGTTACCCGCGCGCCGTGCCTACGTGACAGGTGCGCAGTCGCGGGACTTGGTCGCCCGTGACGCGAGCGGTTCCCTGACCTTCGCCTTGGTCCCCAAGTTTGGTTCCGGCTCAAGGCCGCCCATGCTTCCGGTGGCCCTGGAACTCGGTCACGAGCCACAACGCAAGGGCAGCACAGGATTCGGGGCTCTGCACATCTACATGCGCCATCACGACATGATCCCCCCGGACGCGACGTATGGGTCACCTCAGTATATCGACGGGGTGGTCAAATACGTGGCCGATATAACCCAGAACTACCAGGCGGCCTACCGGGACACCAAGGACGGGCGGGTCATCTTGATGAAAGATGGCCATACGGTGGTGCTGACGCCGCGTAAAGGGGTCGCCTATACGGTGACCACTGCCTATCCGCGCGGTAGCTACAGCCTTCAGAATCGCCTCGAAAGCGGCCGCTGGAAGGTCTTGGTGCGCCCCGGCGGTCCTCGCCCGGACGCCACCCCACCGGGGAACCCGAGGGCCGAGAAGCTGCATCGGATGGACGACCGTGTAGCTGACAAGCTGGTAGCGCGCCGCTCAGTGGCGCAGGTACAGTCGTGGGCTGAGATGCTGCCGCCGGCCGGCGAGCTGGCGAGTTACCAAGCGGTGGTCGAGGCGTTGGTACAGCGCGGCGAGGCGGTGCCGGTGTTGCTGGAACAGGTCCAAAACCTGGAGACGGGCACCTGGACCCGCAACGAAATCCTGGAGGCGTTGGGAGTCAATCTGGATGAAAACATGGCTGGAGCGGCTGGTGTGGGGGGAGCGCTGGAGGGGAACCTGCGTCTCGGAAGCGGCGTGGCGGGTTCAGTGCGCGCTGGGGACGTGTTTAGCGCTCGGGCAGGCGCAGACCAAGGGCCAGGAACAATCGACGCCCTGGGGGCCGCTCGCGGCATCTCAGAACGAGACCTTGCCATGGTCGCCGCAGCAGATGCGCTTTTGGAGCAGTTTGCTCCGGGGCGCTTCGCGCGTGATGAGGGCCCGTTGCCAGGCGCGAAGACCGTCTCGCAGGCGGCCAGAGACGACCTGAAGCGAGTTGGAGCCAAGGTCTCCCCGGCCATGCGCCAGGCTGCGGCCAGCTCGCGGGGAGCCCTGCAGCGCCGGGCAGGGGCGGTCGTAGATTGGTTGGACAGCAAGACCTCCCCGCTGGCGCGCATGGTCGGCGCCGAGCGGTATCTGGCGGAACGATACCGCACCCTTGGGCGGGTGGCCAAAAGCCAGGAGACGGCCAGAGCGCTGTACAACACGTTCAGGGGAGCAGATGCGAAAACAGCGCGCGCCATTTATGCATACCTGACCGACGCCAATAACGACGGGCAGCAGATCCCGGACCCGCGCATGCGCGAGAATGCCATGCGCGCCAAGGCGTTGATTATGCGAGTGGGCAAAGACCTGGTCGCGCACGGGGTGATCCCACAGGAGAGTTTCGAGGCGCACAAGGGACAGTATCTGCCTCGGATTTACCTGGCCTATATGCTGGGTGACCGGGCGGTGGCGACCGTGGGCGCCGGCAAGACACTGTCCGCGCGCGACTACGCCAAGCGGCGCAAGCTCGGAGACACTCCGGAGGACAAGCATCTGCGCGAGGTGATCCTCGGGGAGATAAAAGACCCGGCCTTCCTGCTCGCGCGCGCTTTCGGGGTGCCGGTGCGCGACCTGGCGGTTCTGCAGCTCCTCGAATACGTGGCCAACGACCCCGAGTGGACGCTGCCCAAGCAGCTGGTCGACTGGGCCAGTCCATTCGGCAGCAAGCCGCACAAGGTTACGCCCTGGTGGCTGAAGAATGAGGCGCAGCGCCTGCGTCAGCGAGCGCAGCTGTACCAAGACCCGACCATCAAGGCCCAGGCGCTGGCCGAAGCGGGACGTATGGACCTCGAAGCCGATACCGCGCTGTCAGCGGTGGGAGTCGACGCCGAACAGACGCCCGGCGGTTACGCGAAAATCCCCAACAGCCCGCGATATGGGGCGATGCGGGGCCTGATCGTGCGCAAAGAAGTCTATGACGACATGATCGGCATCGGGCGCGCCATGAGTGAACACGCGTCGCTACCCGAAAGACTCCTGGGATATGGAGGCGTGGGCACGAAGGTCACTCAATTTTGGAAGTGGCTAAAAGTTCCAGCCAACCCTCCGGCCCAGGTGCGCAACATCGTTTCCAATCTCGTACTCTTGAATCTCAGCGGCGTACCGATGCATCGGATCCCGGCGCTGATGGTGCGCGCCGTTCACGAAGTAGCCACGCGGGGGGAATTTTATCAGCTGGGCATGAAATACGGGCAGACGGCCAGCACGTTTGCAGCGCAGGAGGTGCTGCGCGTGGACCGTGAAGCGCTTGATTTTCTCAAGCGCCAGCAAGGCCAGAGTGTATCGCTGTTCACGCTCTATGAGCTGGGGGCGAAAATCATGGATTGGACCGGCGACCGCTATCAGGATGCGGAGATGCTGGGCAAGATCGCCAAAATGATCCATGGCATGGAGAAAGAGGGACTCAGTGAAGAACAGGCGGCCATAGAAGCGCAGAAATGGCTGTTCGACTACTCGCTGGTGCCGACGTGGCTCGGGTACTTGCGCAATGCGCCCATCGGTGGACCCTTCCTGACTTTCTCGGTCAAGGTCATCCCTCGGATCATCGAGGCGGCAGTCAAGCGACCGCACTATTTCTTGCCCTACTACGCCCTGATTTACGGGATGGCTGCGCTGGCGGCGGCGTCCGCAGGCGGGGACACGGACGACTTGGAAAAACTCAAGCAGGCGCTGCCGGAGTTTATCCGCGACCGGGGGCACGTCATGGCATTGCCTGGCAAAGATAAACACGGCCGCTGGCGCTTCGTGGACGTGGGCTATTTCTTCCCTTGGGCCATGTGGACGGATATGGCCTCTGACTTGGCGCGCATCCCCAAGGCTATCGCCACAGAAGACGGGTTCCGCGCCTTGAGCGACACCTTCACGTCATCGGGACTTCTGGGCGGCCCGATCCCGTCGACGATTGCATTCGTAATGTCGTCCGGAGTCGACCCGTTCACCAAGCGGCGAGTCTACGACGAATCGGCGCCGGCAGGGGAACAGATCATGGGCGTGTTGTCCTGGCTGTGGACTCAGGCGACCCCGACCTTCCTGTCCGGGGTGCCGCCGTTCCACGAGCAGGCGACGTTCAAGGGCGCCGCAGGGCATGTGTACGAGGCGCTGACCGGTCATACAGACCGATATGGGGCCCCGCGCAATACGGTGCCCCAGGCGTTGGCGCGGTTCGCCGGCATCAACACCTATCCGGTCGACCCGCAGGAGTCGCTGCGTCGTAATCTGTTGTATATGCAGTACGACCTGGCCGATACGCGGCGCCGGATGCGCAGCCGTTTGCGCGACAAGTCACTGGCACCCGAGCGCCGGCGAGAAATCGCCGATGAATACCGCGAAAAAATGCGATACATGAACGAACAGGTCCGCAAATATCGAGAGTCCGCCGAAGTTCCCCCTCACATGCAGTGAGCGCGCACGGCTGCCGCGATCTCGTTTGCACTGGCGCGCAGCTGAGCTAGCAGCTCGGCAGCCGTACGCGCATTGCCCGCCTCAGCGTCCAGCGCGGCGACGCACGCTTGCTCCAGCGTGGCGTGGTAAGTGTACCGCTTACTCTCCACGGGCTGCTGTTTTTTCGCTGAATAACCTTCCAGTGTTTCCTCCAATATCCACCCGTAGGTGTATCGGCGCACGCCAAACCGACTGCACAATCTTATGTAGCTCTTCATTAGAATTCCTGTTCCCTCACGGCCGCAACCGCAGAAGCCGCTGCGTCAGATCTTCGCTCTGAGCGGCTTTTACCGCCCGGCCCGTCCGCTCGAAAGCTGCGGCACTCCTT